ACCTGAAGTTAAGGATGAGGCAGGTGGTAGCACCACTTATGCATTCTTAGGGTCCGGACAAGCAGGTGGAAGAATCGCAGAGGCGTTCTATGGATTAGATTATCGAAAAATAATTTGTGTCAATACTGCAGAGGCTGACTTGAACACACTCAACGTTCCTAATGAACAAAAGATTCACTTAGATATTGGTGAACAAGGTGCCGGAAAGAATCCCGAAAAAGGTGAGAATGCGGCACAAAAGCATCAAGCTGAAATATACAACAAGATGACTAAAGTGTTTGGTGAAGACATCGATAGAATCATAGTTTGTGCAGGGTTAGGTGGTGGTACCGGTGGTGGGTCAGTGTTAGTCTTACTTGACTTAGCAAGGAAATATCTTGCGTATATTGGGTGCCCTGACCCCAAGAGCCATGCAGGGGCAATAGTCACATTGCCGACAGCTGGTGAAGCATCAAGCCCCAAAGTAGCAGAGAACGCTACATTTGCTGCGACAAAGTTGTCTGAAGTAGCGAAGAAAGGTGAGATATCACCTCTTATCTTCATTGACAATGACAAAATCAAGCGCCTATATCCAAGGTTGACTGTCAAAGCATTTTGGCCGACAGTCAATCAAACGATTGCAGGATTGTTCCATACATTCAATGTAATTACAACACAAGATTCAGAATATACAACATTTGATGCTACTGACTATAATTCACTGATGAGCGCCGGTGGCTGTGCAATCATGGGATTGACAACAGTCAAGAACTTTGAATCAGAGACGTCTGTATCTAAAGCACTTAAGTCAAACTTATCAAGAACATTGCTCGCCGATGGTTTTGACTTGAGTACAGCAAAAGGTGCAGCATGCGTTGTAATTGGTGGCGCTTCACTATTCGAAGAGGTTGAAGGATTACAAACTGCTATCGATTATGGCTTTGATACAATAGCACAACTAACTGGCAATTCAACAGTTCATAGAGGAATTTATGAAGCAGATCACGACAANCTAGTTGCTTATACGTTGATAACAGGATTGGCTGCACCAAAAGATAGAATTAAGAAAATCAAAAGCATGCAAGCAAATAAAAGTAAGTCAAGTTTTTATAAAAAAAGTTAAACAAGAACAGAAGAAATTAAACAGAAGAAGCATAAAGAATTATTATAAAGATAATAAGTAGTACGATTAAACAAGGAGAAAAAGTACAATGGCAATAGATTTTGATGCAATTAGAAAGAAATTAGGAAACTTAAACAGGCAAAGCAATAGGCAAGCAAGTATATGGAAGCCAGACGGTGAACATGTTATTCGCTTAGTAAATCCAGGTGATCAACCATTTAGAGAGTTGTATTTCTACTATTTCCTAAATGTTCCAGGTGGTGTTATCGCTCCACGTGATACGTTTGGCAAACCGGATCCAATTGCTGAATTCCGTGATAAGTTGTATACGGAAGGAACAACAGAGTCAAAAGCTCAAGCGAAGCTATTAAAAGCTAAGCTACGTGTTTTTGCACCAGTTGTTGTTAGAGGTGAAGAGGCAGAGGGTGTGCGTTGGTATGGTTTCGGTAAGAAAGTATATGAGCGTATGTTGAACTTGATTCTAAGTGAAGACTATGGTGACATTAGTAGTGCAACCCAAGGTCATGACTTGAGAGTTGAATTCAAGCGTGGGAATCCTGATGCAGGAACCTGGCCAGAAACAACTGTGACACCAAGACCAGCAAAGACACCACTTTCAGCTAATTCTGCAGAAACAGAAAAATGGTTAGATAATATTCCTAACTTAGATGATGTTTATGAATTAAAGACACCTGATGAAATCGAGAGCCTATTGAACAATTGGTTGAATACATCAACTGATGATAATTCTAATGATGATTCGACACTTGAAACACTAAATGACACAAGTGTTGATGAGATCGATAAAATGTTTAGTAGCTTGAGCACAGATAGTGATTCAAATTCAAGCATTGATGATCTAGACAACTAAGACAAACAGGAATATAATATAGATGGCAAATAAACAAGCAGAGACTGAGCGTGTGCCTACCGATGGTGATGAAGAATTTACATCATCACTCATTAAATCAATCAATCAAACCTTGAAAGAGAAGCGCGCATTCAACTTAGATAGTGATGACAGTCCAACCAATGTTGAGCGCTTCATAAGTACAGGCTCAGTCCTGCTTGATTATATTGCCTCAAATCGTAAATATGGTGGTATACCAGAAGGTAGACTTACAGAAATTGCTGGTGAAGAATCAACTGGCAAATCATTCATAGGTATACAAGCATTAGCTGAAACACAAAAAGCAGGTGGAATTGCTGTGTATATTGATACAGAGAATGCAACAGATAAGCATTTACTTAAAACATTAGGTGTTAATATAAAAACGCTAGTGTATCTACAACCCCGCACTGTTGAAGATGTGTTCAAGTCAATTGAGCATATTATCAAAAAGATTAAAGAAAAAGGGATTGACAAACCGGTCACTGTTGTTTGGGACTCTGTTGCAGCAACACCTCCAAAGATGGAGCTTGATGGTGACTATGATACAAACACAGTAGGTCTAGGTGCACGCGTAGTCTCAAAGGGCCTTCGTAAAATTATTGACTTTATCGGTGAAAATAGAGTTACATTAATTTTTATCAATCAATTAAAGATGAAAATTGGTGCTGGTTTATATGAGGACCCATGGGTTGCACCATATGGAAAAGCAATTCCATTTCATGCCAGCCTTAGATTGCGCTTGACACGCAAACGTACAAGTGATGTAAAAGAAGATGAGGGTGGTGTCGGTGCAGATTTCTTAGGTGTTGGTGTTAAAGTCAAGGTTATGAAAAATAAAATTTGCCCACCATTTAGAACATGTGAATTTACTATTGGTTTTTATCAAGGTGTATTAGAGCATGAACAGCTATATGACAAATTAGCTTCTGCTAGTCCACTATCGTGGAAAAGCGGAAATGATATGTTCATTTTAAATACTGTAAAAGGACAATGGCATAAGGCATCACTCTTTAAAGTAAATGGTGATAAAGCAAGTGAAGAAATAGTACCAGAATTCAAGTTTAGAAAGAAAAAAATTGCAAGCGCATTTTTTGATAATGAAGTATTAAAACCTTATCTACCAGATGCACTCGATACAATATTACACAAAGAATACACAAAACAAGAAATGCCAGAATTTGACCTTGCATTGACAGATGAAATTCTTGAAGAGTTAGACTGATGGCAAAATTTAATATTGGTGATATAATAACATTTCGTTATAATAAGCTTGGGACAAATGATAAAAATCCAACATTATTAGTTATATCACCATTGTTCAATAATCATGTTCATGGTATAAATTTGAATTATTTAAATGAAAGTGAACGTGGTCTTGTGTTAGAAGATGTAAGTCGCTCAAATAAAGTGACATCAGAAATATTTTATGAGCAACATGTAAAACCTAAATTAAGGTCTAATGCTTATAGAACATATATCCCACGACTAATGGGAAATATAAAAGTAATTAAAAAATAAAATACGCTTTTGTTAGATGTATATTCATGCGTATATACAACAAAGAAATATATCAAGAGATCTTAGATACTAAGGCTATAGCTAGCATAGGTGTGTTAACAAAAGAAAAAGGTTATATTGTAAAGACAATATGGCAATCTGATTGGGAACAACATGCTAATAAAAAAGCCTATATTAAGCAAATTCTAAATGAATACAAAAAATGACTAAACAGAAAAAATTTAACAATATATTAATAATTGACGGATTGAACGCGTTTATACGCAGTTATTCAGTTGACCAATCATTGACAATTGATGGTGAGAAGTGTGGTGGAACAGTTGGTTTTTTAAATTGTTTAAAAAGCTGGGTCAATAAGTTAAATCCTGATAGTATTTTTATATGTTGGGATGGTGCTAATGGATCATTAAGACGAAGAAACATATTTAAAGATTATAAACAAAATCGAAAACCATTCTTATCGCGAGGCAAAACAGACGATGATACAAAAAATAAACTGTGGCAATTACAAACACTTGTAGAAACATTGAAGTTTTTTCCCGTTTGCCAAATTTATATCGACAATTGTGAAGCTGACGATGTTATTTATTATCTAGTGAACAAAATCAATGATTCAAATAAAATCATCGTTTCATCAGACAAAGACTTTTACCAGCTTGTTGATGATGAAACGACAATTTATACGTTATCGAAAAAAGTAATATTAAACAAGAAAGCAATTAAAGATGATACCGGTGTATTTCCTGTGAACTTTGCATTATATAGAAGCTTTATTGGTGATAAATCTGATAATATTGAGGGTGTTCGAGGCATCGGCCCTAAACGTGTTGCAAAGTTATTCCCATTTATCACTGAAGATAAAGAATATAACATGAATGACGTGACTAAATTCATCAATGAAAATAAAGAATCTAAGAAATATACAAGATTTAATGATGAAATAGCTAAGCTTGAGCGTAATTTTGAATTAATTAAACTAGACTACAACTTCTTAAGCCTTAACCAGATCAGTCAAATAGATAATACAATTAGCACATTTAAGCCCAAATTGTCTATATTAGACATTAGAAAAAAGCTAATAAAGACAAAGATATCAATTCCATACATTGATAGTGTTATATCACCTTTCAGAACCATACAATAGGAGAAGCATGAGTACACCTGAAGAAGCACAAGAAAATCCTAGTTTTGTAAACTTTGGTAGAACATACCAAGAAAAAGTAATTCAGGCTATTATAGAGGATAAAGATTTTGCTGAGCAAATGATTGAAGTTCTTGATGTAACATTTTTTGATCAAAAATATATGCGAATAGTCACAGATTATTATTTTGCACATTATAAACAATATGATACATTCCCGTCAGCACAAATATTGACGACAATTATCTATAATGATTTAGGTGATCAAAATGAAGATACAATACTTCGTGAACAAGTTCGTGAATTTATAACAAAAACTAAAAGCGAACCATTAGGTGGTGATGAAAAATACATCAAAGAATCTGCTCTTGAATTTTGTAAGAAACAATCTTTAAAAGGCGCGCTAATTGAATGTGTTGATTTAATTAGAGATTCTAAATATGATCAAGTGACAGGTATCATCAAAAAAGCAATAGAGCGAGGCAATCCTAAAAACTTTGGCCATGATTACTTTAACGAAATAGAAAAAAGACACTCTGAAGCACACGCCCGGCAAACAGTGCCAACAGGTTGGGAGTTGCTTGATAAGAAAGGTATTCTAAATGGTGGTCTAGCCCGTGGTGAGCTAGGTACTATTATGGGTGTTGCAGGAACAGGAAAAAGCATGTTCCTAGTACACATAGGTGCCCACGCATTAAAAGCCGGTTATAACGTATTACATTATACTCTTGAATTATCAGAAGTCAATATTGGTATACGTTATGATGCATGTTTGACAGGTATATCACAAAATGATGCACATAATTTAAAAGATGCAATTAAAGATATGTTACCAGGTATGACAAATGGTAGATTGTTTATCAAGAGTTACCCAACTAAGGGCGCGAATATACAAACATTAAAAAATCATATTCGCTTATTAGAATCTAGAGACTTTAAACCTGATCTTATCATAGTTGATTATGCGGATATTATGAGAAGCACTCGAGGATTTGAACAAAAACGCTTTGAGCTAGAAAGTGTCTATGAAGAATTACGAGCAATGGGACAAGAATTAAATCTTGCAATATGGACCGCTAGTCAAACAAATAGATCTGGTGTCAATAGCGATATCATTGATCTTGATATGATTGGTGAGTCATTTGCCAAAGTGCAAATTGCAGATGTTGTTGTCACGTTCAGTAGGCAACAAAAAGATAAATTAAAGAAATCAGGTAAAGTATACATAGCTAAAAATAGAATTGGACAAGATGGTCTTATATTAAAGGCGCGCATTGACACTGAGACTGTTAGTATAGCATTGCTAGAACCTAGAGAAGATGATCCTGAATTACTTGATATGAGTGAAGAAGGTCAAGAAAAAGTAATGAAAACAACATTACGTGATAAATTCGATAATTTTAAGAGAGACGTAGGCAGGTAATAACGGAGAAAATAAATTATGATGGAGCTATCTAGTGTAGAACCAACACAAGCTAGTGTCTTTGAGACAACTTATGAAGATGTCAAAAATGTTACCACAGAAGAATACTTCAACGGAAACAACTTTTCTATTGATGCATTTAATTTAAAATATGCATTAAAAGAAAATGAATCATATGTTCAAGCACTTAAACGCGTATGTGATTATATAGCGTCATGTGAACTAACAGAAGAGCACAAAAAGTATTGGTCTGCTCGTTGGTTTAGTGAAATTTATAATGATTGGTGGCATCCCGCTGGTTCAATCATGCAAGGATCAGCTAATTCAAAGAAAATTAGCCTCATGAATTGTACAACAATTGCACTTAAAAATGATACACTAGAAGATATTTTCAGATATACAGCATATCAGGTTGCAAAATGTGCCGCATATCGCCAAGGTCTAGGAGTAGATTTTAGTAAGTTGAGACCACGAAGCGCATCAATAAATAATTCGTCAAATGAATCTAGTGGTGCTGTTCACTGGATGGGGTTTATAGATAGCATTGGTTACAAAGTTGGTCAACGTGGCAGAATACCTGCAATGTTGTTTTCAATTATTGATACACATCCTGATCTCGAAGAATTTATCTCAGTAAAATCAGATTATACACAAATACAAAATGCAAACATATCAGTACAAGCAACTGATGCATTTTATAATGCAGTCAAATCGAATGAAAAATGGAATCTAACATTTACAGTTCCAGATCGTAGAAAAGGTGATAAAGTAACCTTAGACACATTTGTTGATGATACACGTTTGGCAGACTCAAATGGTGACCCAAACAAATATTCATATATAAAACAATCAAGAGATGAACAAGTAATAAAGAAAGAGAGAAATGCTAGTGAATTGCTAGATTTATTGGCTGAGAATATGTGGGCCAACGCTGAGCCTGGAATTCAAAATATTGATATTGCAAGAAGGTTTTCTAATTCAGATTACGTTGGGTATCCTATTGTAAGTACGAATGCATGTAGTGAACAATACCTAAATAATGGTGGATTATGTGTTTTAAGTAGTATCAACTGTGCGAAGTTCTCAAATGAAATAGAAATACGATTAGATGAACTAGAAGATATTAGTGAATCAATAACTAGGTTTTTAGATAATGTTGTTGAAATGGAATTACAAGATCATCGTTATGCAACGTGGGAACAAAAAGACTCATTACTTGCATTACGTAGAATTGGTGCAGGCATAACAAATATTGATGGATTGTTATTCAAAAATGAACTTTCATATGGAAGTAAAAAAGGAAACACATTTATAGAGTCATTTGTCAAAGACTATAACTATTATCTCTATAAGGCATCAATTAAGTTAGGAAAAGAGAAGGGTTCGTTTAGAGCGTTTGATAAAGAAAAATATGAGCAAAGCCCGTTTATCCAAAAAATGATAAGCGAAGGGCTGGTATTTGATGCTATGCGTAATGTATGTGTCTCTAGCATAGCACCAACAGGAACATTAAGTTTGATGTTTAAAGAACCTGTATTATCATATGGTATTGAACCTTCATTTGGTTTATATTATTGGAAGCGTACAAGAATAAGTGGTAAATATGAATATTATTTCATTGTACCAGGCGTTGTCAATGAATATATGAAGTCAAAAGGTATTGATTTGGATATTGGATCAGGCGTCATTAAAGATGACTGGCAAGGTTCTAAAGGCAAAAAGACTGCTAAGTTAATAGATAAGCATTGCAAATCATTAAAATTTAAAACTTCAAGAGATATCTCAGCACTTGATAAGCTTGATTTAATGTCTCGAACACAAAAGCATATTGATAGCTCTATATCTGTGACGTATATGCTTAATAGTGATGCAACAAAAGATGATGTCAAAGACTTTATTATTAAAGCACATGAACATGAATTAAAGTCAATAGCAGCATTTCCTGAAAAAAGAATGTATGGGATTGTATCTTTTACACCGTTTAGAGAACTTGCATTGAATTTGATTAATGATGGTGTTGAGATAAGTCGGCAGAACTTCGTAGACGAAGAATCAGAATGGCTACATAATGAACTTGAAGATAAGTTTTATGCTAGTGTTCCAAAAGATAGTAATAGACCTATAGATATTCAATACAAGAATGCACCAAGAAGGCCTGACAAGTTGTCATGTGATATTCACCAATATCGTGTTAGAGGTGCAAATTGGATTATACTTGTTGGTTTGTTAAATGGTAAACCATATGAAGTATTTGGTGGCGACGCGGAAGAGTTTATAGAAATTGATAGATCTATGAAGCGTGGATCATTAGTAAAAAGAAAAATCACAGATAAAGTCAATAGATATGATTTTAGTTTTGGTGAGAATGGT